GACAACACGTACCGGCCTCTGCAGGCGATGATTCGGAATGGCCCGCTGTCCGAGGTGATGAAAGTCGGTGAGCAGTTCATCCGGCTGCCGAACGACGGCCGGATCGACGTCGTCACATCGTCCGCCCAGTCGAGGCTGGGTAACCCGATCACGTTTGCGTCGCAGGACGAGAGCGGAATCTGGACCGAGCAGAACGGCATGACCAAGGTCGCCACGACGCAACGCCGCGGCCTGGCGGGCATGTCAGGGCGCTCGCTGGAGCAGACGAATGCCTGGGATCCGACGGAGAACACGGTCGCGCAGAAGACCGCGGAGACGAAGGCCCCGGACGTCTACCGGTTCCACCGGCTGCCGCCCAAGAGCCTGTCGTACACGAACAAGGCGGAACGGCGGCGAATCCACGCGGCCGTGTACCTGGGCAGTACGCACATCGACCTCGATGCCATCGAGGGCGAGGCCTTCGAGCTGATGGAGAAGGAGCCTGCGGAAGCGGAGCGCTTCTACGGCAACCGCATCACGGCGGGCATGGGCACCTGGCTGCAGCAGGACCGCTGGGACGCCCGCATCGCCTTGGAGGACGTGCCGGACGGCACGGCTCTCGCGCTGGGCTTCGACGGCTCCGACGTGGACGACTGGACCGGCATCCGTGCCGAGACTTTGGACGGCTACCAGTTCACTCCGACCTACGGGCCCGACAACAGGCCGTGCATCTGGGATCCGGAGGACTGGGAGGGTCAGGTGCCGCGGCTTGAGGTCGATGCCGCGGTGGATGAACTGATGGGCCGCTTCAACGTGGTGCGTATGTACGGCGACCCGCCGTACTGGACCAGCGAGATGGCGGCCTGGCAGGCCCGATTCGGCGAGAAGCGCGTCACTGAGTGGCAGACGTACCGCGTTGCGCAGATGCATGCGGCCTGCGAGCAGCTACTGACGGACGTCACGAAGAAGGACACGACCTTCCGGCATGACGGCTGTGAGACGACGTCTATCCACGTCCGGAACGCCCGCAAGGCGGCCCGGCCGGCGAAGCGTTACGTGCTGCGTAAGGCGACGCACGTTCAAAAGATCGACCTTGCCGTGGTGTCAGTTCTAGCCCATGAGGCCGCGTGCGATGCGATCGCCGCTGGTGAAGCCCGGACCAAGAAGCGCAGGGCGCGCGGATTCTGACCGAGAGGGGGCCGGATGCTTCAGCCTGCAGTCCAGTCCCCGGAGTGGTGGCGTGACCGCTTGTACGAGGCGCTGTGCAAGCGGTCGGAGGAGACGAAAGTCTTTGACGACTACTACGAGTGCGAGCACCCGCTGCCGCACCTGCACGAGAGGGCGCGGGAGCCGTTCCGGCGGCTGCTGAAGATGTCCCGGGCGAATTACATGGAGCTCGTCGTCGATGCGCTCGTGGGTCGCCTGGAGGTGGCTGGCTTCCAGTCGGACGCCGACGCCGGTGACGCGGATCAGGCGGCGTGGGGGCTGTGGCAGGACAACAACCTGGACGGCGGCTCGTCGCTGGCGTTCCTGGAGGCGGCGATCCGCGGCAACGCCTACATGCTGGTGTCGCCGGACAAGCGACTCGGCTTCCGGATCACTCCGGAGCATCCGACGCAGGTCATCACGGAGGAGAAGCCGGGGGAGCCCGGCGAGATGGCCGCTGCGCTGAAGCTGTGGATCGATGACTGGACGGCCAAGCTGTGCTGCACGGTCTATCTCCCCGACCGGATCTACAAGTTCGAGGCGCCTGAGCCGAAGTACGGGCAGGGACACCAGAAGCCTCAGTGGGTGCGCCGCGACGTGGCGGGCGAGGAGTGGGGCGGTAAGAACGTCCTCGGCGAGGTTCCGTTCGGTGAGCTCGCGAACCGGCCGCGGATGCTGAAGCCGGGCGCTTCGGAGTTGCGGTCGGTCACGGGGATCCAGGACCGGATCAACAAGACGATCGCGGACCGGATGATGACGCAGGAGTTCGCAGCGTTCCCGCAGAAATGGGTCACCGGGATGGAGATCCCGGTCGACGAGAACGGTCAGGACATCGAGCCGTTCGACGTCGCCGTCAACAAGATCCTCATTGCGGAGGAGGGCGGCGCCAAGTTCGGCCAGTTCGCTGCCGCGGACCTCTCCGGTTACCTGAAGGGCAAGGAAGCCGACGTCCACGACATTGCGGCGATCACGTCGACACCTCCGCACTATCTCCTCGGCAGCATGATCAACCTGAGCGCGGAGGCACTGAAGGCAGCCGAGGCGGGCCTGATCCACAAGATCTATCAGCGTCGCCGGTTCCTCGAGGAAGGCCTGGAGCGAACGATGCGGCTGGCCGGGTTCGCCTCGTCGCAGGCCCGCATCGTGTGGAAGAGCCCGGAGTGGCGCACTGAGGGCGAACTCGTCGACGCCCTGGTCAAGATGTCGACGCTCGGGGTGCCGCGGGAGGTGCTGTGGGAGCGCTGGGGTGCTACGCCGCAGGAGATCGAGCGCTGGCGCCAGCTCAACGAGGACGCCCTCGACCGGGCCATGGGCGGCGACTTGGCAGCCGAGTACGGGCCTAAGCCACCCGCGTTCGAGCTGCCCGTCGACGCGATCCCCGCGGAGTAGGCCGTGGCGACGGCTCGGCAGATCGCACTGCGCCACTACCGCCGCCAGCAGCGATACACCCGCAAGGCCGCCAACCAGGTGCAGGAGCTTTGGCGCCTGCTCGACATTGGCGACCTGACGGGCTCCTGGAATGCCGGGATCGGCCGCCGTATGGCCGATGCTGTCGCCGCCGGGCAGTTGGCGTCTGCTGGGCTCGCCGACGACTACGTCGATGAGGTCGCGGACGCCGAGGGCGCCGATCCGGTGCGTGCGGGCAGCGTTCGACCGTCAGCCTTCTCCGGGCTTGCGGCGGACGGGCGTGGTCTGGATTCGCTGATGTACCTGTCGGTGATCACCACGAAGCAGGGCATCGGTCACGGTCTGACCGCGGACGACGCGATGATGCGCGGCCTGCAGCGGGCGTTGATGCTGTCGACGTCCGAGGTCGCGCAGGCGGGCCGTAGCGCGGTCGGCTCGTCGATGGTCGGCAAGCGCACGATCCAGGGCTACGTCCGGGTCGTTCAGCCTCCGGCCTGCTCCCGCTGCATCATCCTGGCAGGCAAGGAGTACGGCTGGAACAAGGGCTTCCAGCGGCATCCGCGCTGCGACTGCGTCCACCTGCCGACCACGCTGATCGCCCGCAATCAGCACCTCGACCGCGGTGGATTCATCGACCCGAACGCCTACTTCAACCGGCTGTCTCGCGCCGAGCAGGACCGCGTCTTCACCGCCGCGGGCGCGCGGGCGATCCGTGAGGGCGCCGACATGTCGCAGATCGTCAACGCCCGCCGCGGTATGTACACCACGACGACCTACGGCCGCACGTTGCGCGCAACGCGCGAGGGCACGACGACGCGCGGCCACTACTACCGGCAGGAGCGGGCCCGGGACATCGCCCGCGGCCGCGTCCCCGCCAACATCGGCCGCCAATACCGGCTGATGTCACCCCGACTCCTGCCCGAGCAGATCTTCGAGCTCGCCGGGAGCCGCGACGAGGCGATCGCCATGCTGCGGCGCTTCGGCTACCTGACCTGACCGCGCGCAATGCGTGGCCTTATCCCGCAACGGGAGTACCGCATGTCCGAAACCGCAACCGAATCCGTCGCGCCCGAAGGCGGCGAGCCCGCCGAACCGGGCGGCCCCGCCGCACCGGCCGGTGACGCCCCTCTCGGACCGGCTGGAGAGAAGGCGCTCGCTGAGTGGAAGCAGCGCGCCAAGGACGCCGAGAAGGCGAACCGAACGAACGCTGCGCGCCTGCAGGAGATCGAGGACCGCGACAAGACGGAAGTCCAGAAGGCTGGTGAGCGGGCTACCGCCGCCGAACAGCGGGCCACCGCAATGGTGGAACGAGCCGCCCGCGCCGAGGTGCGGGCCCTCGCCGCATCGACCTTCGCGGACCCGTCGGACGCTGCCGCCTTCCTGAACCTGGGCGACTTCGTCGACGACGAAGGCGACATCGACAGCAAGGGCATCGAGAAGGCCCTCGCCGACCTGCTGAAGCGCAAGCCGCACCTCGGCAAGGAGCAGCCCGTCGCCCCGTCTTTCGACGGCGGAGCGCGCACGACGGCGGGTGCGCCGACCGACATGAACGCCCTGATCCGCCAGAAGGCCGGTCTCGGCTGACCCATCCCCGGCACGGCGAGGTCCGGCCGGCTGAAGAGAAATGAGAGGGCCGGACCATGGCCTTTACCAACCTGACCTCGCGGACGGACGCCCAGGCGCTCATCCCGGAAGAGGTCTCCAACGAGATGCTCGGCAAGGCGCTGGAGCAGTCCGCCGTCCTGTCGCTGTTCCGCCGGGTGCCGGTGGGGCGTGCGCAGGTCCGGTTCCCGGTCCTGTCCGCGCTGCCGACGGCGTACTTCGTCGGCGGTGACACCGGTCTGAAGCAGACGACCGAGGTCAACTGGGCGAACAAGTTCCTCAACATCGAGGAGATCGCGGTCATCATGCCGGTCCCGGACAACGTCCTGGCCGACGTGGACGCCAACATCTGGGACGAGGCGATGCCCCTGATGACGGAGGCGATGGGCCGCACCCTCGACGCCGCGACCTTCTTCGGAACCAACGCGCCGTCGTCGTGGCCGACGAACATCGCCTCCTCGGCGACCGCCGCGGGCAACAACGTCACCGCCAACTCGGCTTCTACTGCGGGCGCGTTCTTCGGCGACATCGACAACGGCTACGGCCTCGTTGAGGCCGACGGGTACGAGGTGTCCGGCTTCGTCGGCGCCACCTCGGTGAAGTCGAAGCTCCGGAAGTCCCGCGACTCGCAGGGCCGCAAGCTGGACGAGTCCCGCGTCGCCGGGAACCTGATGTCGATCGACGGCCTGCCCGTCGTCTACCCGATGCGCGGCCTGTTCGGGTCCACCTCGGGCAGCCCGACGCTGTTCATGGGCGACTGGTCGCAGTTCGTCATCGGTGTCCGCCAGGACATCACGATGAAGATCCTCGACCAGGCCGTCATCCAGGACAACACCGGCGCCATCGTCTACAACCTGGCGCAGCAGGACATGACCGCCATCCGTCTCACCTTCCGTGTGGGCTGGCAGGTCGCGAACACCATCAACAACGACCAGCCGACCGAGGCCAGCCGGTACCCGGTGGCCCGCATCGACCTGCCGTAACAGGCCGCCCACCACAGGAGATCACTCATGGCAGACACCGCACCCCTGCAGCGGATCCTGGAGCAGGACGTGGCCCCCGTCGCGACGGCCGGCAACGACCTCGACAGCGTCGTCTCGCAGGCCCCGTTCGACTGCACCGTCACCAAGGTCGAGTTCGTTCCGGTCGCCGCGATCACCGGCGCCAACACGAACACCCGGTCTGTGACCCTCTTCAACAAGGGGCAGGCCGGAGCCGGCACCACCACGGTCGCCACTCTCCAGTTCGACTCGGGCGTGAACGCCTCGGCGAGCGACGAGAAGGCGATCACCCTGTCCGGCACCCCCGCCAACCTGGTCCTGGCCGCCGGGGACACCCTGCTGTGGAGGTCCCTGCACATTGGCACCGGTCAGACCGACCCGGGCGGACTCGTCCGCGTCACCGTCACCCGGAACTGAGGAGCAGAACCATGGCAGAGCGCAAAACCTCTCAGCCGCCGCAGGACGCGGCACAGAAGGAAGTCCAGCAGGCCGTCGACAAGGCCTCGGAGAAGGGCTACCTCGGCGTCGAGGTCGACCCCACCCCGGACGAGCACTACACCGTGGCCGGCGTCCTCGCCGGAAAGCCGACCCCGGAGACCGACTCGGAGCACGCCCGCGAGGTCCAGCAGAAGCTCGCCGACGACGCGCGCAACCGCTGACAAGGGGAGGTCGCTGTGGCTCTTCCTCCGTTCGCTACGGCGGCCGAACTGGCTGCAGCCATGCAGGCGCCGGTCGACTCCGCCGCGGCGGAGCTGGCGTTGGCGTCTGCATCGGCCGTGATCCGCAAGTGGACACGGCAAACCATCACCCGGGTCGCCGACGACACGGCGATACTGCGTGTGATCGACTGCGACGAGCTGGTCCTGCCGCAGCGGCCCGTCGTCTCGGTCTCCGAAGTGAAGGTCAACAGCCTGGTACTGCACGACTGGGTACTGTCGGTGGACCGACTGTTGCGCACGGGCGGCTGGCACCGCCTACCCGGCACAACGACCTATCCGGATCCCGGCCTGGTGCAGGTCACGTATACGCACGGCTGGGAAGAGATCCCAGATGAAGTGCGTGCCGTCTGCCTGGACTTGGCGTCGGCGACTCTGGTGAATCCGTCGATGCTGCGGCAGGAGACGATCGACGACTACAGCCGCACCTTCGCTTCGGAGACTCTCGGTGCAGGCAGCCTGTCGGACGCGCACAAGACGCTGCTGGGTGACTACCGGCGCCGCGTCGGAGTGATGGGCCTGCGATGAGCCTCGACACGCTTCTGACTGCCGGTCGGGCAGCCGCCGAGGCCCGCATGCGGGACACCGTGCGCCTGTACACGCAGGGCCCCGACGTCTTCGACCGCAGCAACGGCACCACGGCGCCAGGGCCGCAGACGGAGCTGTACGCGGGGAAGGCCCGGGTGAAGGCGATCGCTGCAGCCACCGGCGAGGACACCGAGGCCGGGGAGCGCGAGGTTCTGCTGCGCGAGTACGAGGTGTCCCTGCCCTGGAGTACAGCGCTTCCGCCCGGAACGCGCGTCCTCCCAGGGACCCGTATCGAGGTGACGGCCTCACAAGATGCCCGCATGGTCGGGCTGGTCCTGTGGGTGCTCGGCGTCACGTTCAGCGATCAGTCCACAGCCTGGCGGATCAGAACGGAGGACCG